AGGGAAGTGTTCTATACCACCTCTCTCTATAACTAATGCTTCTCGTGCAAGGAAACATTCACTCATTGATTGAAATAGATCGATCTCTTTTATTTCTGGACCAGATGCTGTTATTGTTATGAATACTAATATCCAGGCCATTATAAAGGTTCTCCACAATGTGGGCAGTGTGTTTGTTTGCCCATCTTCTTTTCCATCTCTTTTAATAGATCTCTCATATTCTTGGCTTCTTTGATTTGTTTCTTAAGCCAGTCTTTGCGTCTATCTGTCTTAGCTAATTCTAATTCTTTCTTCAGCTCTTTCTTTTGTCTCTCGAGCTTGCCTTTGAATACTTCATAGAAGCCGGTGTTCATGTTGGCTTTCCTGGTGCTATCCATTCAATGCATTTCACATCGATAATCTCAAATAATTCTGGATCGAAGATATATGGTATAAACTGATACTGTCTAGCTAAATCCATCATACACATCTCTTCTGTTGGGTATGCATTAGGGCTTCGATATACTCGGCATGATTCATATGTGTTAGGTTCGCCTATAAGACATAAAAGAAAACCTGCAGTATAGTATCCTAGAAGTTCCATTACTCTTCTTCTTTCTTTACTATTAGATTGATCTTAACTAGTTCACCGCTTTGTTCTATCACAAGATATTCAATCTTATTATCTCGCAGTATTACGCGGACCTCTTGGAGTGTCTTTGTCATTTACTTATCCATAATCGGTCTAATATAAAGAACCATACAGCGTTGATTAATGGTTCGACTATAGCATCTGTCATCGCAATATAGAATGGTGCTCCAGTGAAATACATAACACATGCAGCAGCAATTAGAAAGTGACCTATAGTATAGATCAATGTCCTGAGAAGCGTGCCTTTAATGGCGTTATACGAATGAAGCCACTCCATCACTCATCATCTTTAATCTCAATGCACGCTAAAGCTTCACGCATCGGTTCTAATGACGTACTCTTCTCAATCGTCCAGCGTGCATCTTCACACTGATAATGAGTAGTAAATACATCAATATATGTCTTCTCAGGTAGTCCTGAATTTGCTTGAAATGTTACCCAAACTAATAACCACATATCTTAATCCCATAAACTTTCATAGTACTTCCCAAACAGTCTAAAACCATTTGATATTCTCTCTTGATATTTCTTACGTCCTTCCCAATCAGTAACTGCAGTATGATTAGGACCATGTACCATTCGGCTACAACCATCTTCCAGTTTCTTCCACTGTAGATCGTACTCACCAGTTTCAAACTGATCTTCCCATTCGTCATCAACCTTGCTATTAAACGCAAAGATCATTTCGTCTAGAACCCATTCCCAGCGTTCAAAGTGTTTGTCATCTAGTTCGCCGCTGTCCTTTTGCTTTTTGGTAAGTTTTTTACCGTGTAGCTCTTTAGGCACATCTTTAAGATCAACATAAGGAGCGCCGTGCTTGGTTTCCTTTAGTTGTTTGAGCATAGGAAGCACAATATAAGCAAGAGTATGATCCATACTCCAAGTATCCCAGCGATCAATGTGTACTTTAATAGTACGTGATTTCTTGCTGTGGATCCACGTTAGAAACTTGTACAGCAACGTCTTAGGACGATCTTCCCACATTGTATAAGTGTCACCTACTTCGGGTTCGGGTAACACTTTGCCGTGAGCAAGCCATTCACCAAAGTTGTGCACACGATCAGCGGTATGTGGAAAGCCGTATTCGTCTTTTTCTTTTGGTACCCAAAACATTAGTTTCTCAGCTAGCTGATAAGGACCAAACCAATTTATGTATGGTCCAATATTGATTTTCATTTTAAACCCTCAATTTCTTGACTCAGTCTAATTAACTCATCCATTGCATCTTCACGCGGATCATTAATCTCTTGAAAGCTTTCTTCAATAAATCTCATATGGTATTTCGACGGATAGTGTCTAAGCAACCTACGAGCTTCTTCTCTAATTGATTTAGGCACACCCGACGTCTCTTTTGGAATGCATAACCTTAAAAGAAACTTTTCGGTGTTTAAAACAGCATGAGTACGTTCAATTGGTAGTGTCATTACAGATACTCCTTTAAGTAAGTAGCAATTACATGCCAAGGAATATGACCCATCTGCAATGGACCTTGATCTGTTTCCTCAATCAACCAAATACCGGTATCATCAAAGTCTAGTGTAATGTTCATTTGATTATCCAATCCCAGTCTTTTTTAACCCACGCTTGATCTTCAAGCAGTTCAACTTTGTCACCGTGTAGCTCTTGTAGTTTTGCCCATATATGAGCATTATTCATTCGCAAGCAATAGCTATCAACATAACATTTATAACAACTGCCAGAAGAACCATAGAAATACCAATAATCTCCATCAAATTCATGACGAGCAATACCGCTGTTCATACGCCAACTATCACCGTCAAGATAACCACCTGACCAGCCAGCAAGAACTCGGTAATGTGGATCATTTCCGTCATCAAGTTTAATAATCACCCAATTATCTGGATTATATTCACTCATCGACTTCTTCTTCCCAATAACGACAATAGAAATGATTAGGCATCTTATCTACTTCTTCTTGTGGATATCCTTCACTAATCAACCAAGGGATAATACTCTCACCTTTAGGATAATTATCAGGCAATGCTTTTGGAAAGCCATACTTCCAGCCAGAAGGTGGATCTACCATAGTAACAGTTTTCATTTGTGCTTAGCTTTCCAGTCACAGATAAATTTAATCTTTTGTTCGACAGACCAATCTTTCAGATATTCATTGTCCTTATCAAACAGATCTAGAATCTCATTAAAATCCATTTCAACTAAATCAACAATCTGCTCACCGAGATGTGCTTGAGAGAACTCTTCAACTTCTTCCATAGTTACACAATCTAATGCCCATTTAGGATCAACAATATAATCTTTGTTCATCTCTTGTAGATCATCTATAGGTATAACGTAACGCATACGATGAGTTGACGTTGCTGTTACTACAGCGAATTTTTTATCAGTTAACATAACCCACCTGCTTAAACGGTTTGATATCACGAGAGTTGCTATTGATTGTTAGCATCATCTCTTCATACTCTTCATCGGATAGAACAGTTCTATACAGTGATAGAGAGATAGTATTCAGTACTGCTGCTACTGCTAGCCCTGAATGCTCTGCACAGAGCTTATCAGCAGCTCCTAATGCATCTTCATAAAGTTTAGTCATTTCATCATCGTTGTTCATATCGAGCCACATATGCTCCTTCCGGGCTGTTCCATGCTGTCATAAATTCATCCCACATCTCAGGTGACATGAGAATAATATCGTATTTGTCTTTTTTCTCGTCATACTGACGAATATAGATCATATCATCGTAAAAGAAAAACGAGACGTCGCCACGGATACCGACATCGTCTAGTACCGTAACAACTGTCTCGTCATGATCTATTTCTACTGTGAACATTCAGCAACTTTCTTCTCCAGCTCATACACTCTCTTAGAGAGTTCGCTGACTAGTTGCTCGAGCATTACTACTCGGTGACGTGCTTCAGCTGCTTTATCCGATGCATTTAAAATTCTCATTTCCAGCAGACCACTGTCCATCAAAATAATCCTTCCAATAAGCTTGAATTAGATCTTTTACGTTAATGAATGAGATGCCTTTTTGTGACTTCCATTCCATGATATCTTCCATTACCAATTCTTCAAGATTCGCTTCCATCATCATCTTCCTTAGTTAGGTCATCTATGCGTTTATTGAGTCTAATTATTTCTTCCTGGAGACCATTAATTTTGTGCTTTAAGTCATTATTAGACTGCCACAGATACTGATCAACGCTTTGAACTTCATTATATACAGTATATACTATCGCACCTATAATTGCAATAGAAATTCCAATGACATATAAAGCTACTTCCATTAACAGTCTCCACAACTCATATTACTGAGTGTATTTAGGATCAACTGCTGAAGCATCCCAAACCCATGGACGATGAGTAGGATTACCAACAACGACAACGTCACTATCACCAACTTCAGTCCAGACACGGTCGTCCATCCACCGGTGATAGTATGCAGGGCCGCCCCAAACACGACGAGCACGCTGGTAGGTGGCGTCGTCCATTCCAACGTAGTGTACAGTTCTTTGTGCCATGTTTGATCTCCTCTATAATACTAATATAGTCTTTTTTGACACAAAGTGCAACTTAATATTCTTTAAAGTTACCAGCTTCTTCATTAGCATTATAACCAGCAGTATAATCAGCGATTTGCTTAGGCGTCATATCTGCTAACTCAACGCGGTCTGACATATGAGTAGCACCCACGTAATAATGAGGGGTGTAGCCGCGACGGTAGTAAGAATCAGCGCCTCCTCGATCGTAGGGTCCACCATGTCGTTTATCATAGATCTCATTAACTGCTTCATAGGATGGATATCCTTTTTCATATACTGGTTCAATCATTTTATCTCCTCAGACTACTTACTGGATACGCCCAAGCTAGTATCTCCGATCGCACCGCACGGCCTTATTGACATTGCCGCTCTGGTTTGATTGAAACTAACATCCCCTAAGAGATAGTGCTTTTAGCTGATCAACGCCTCTACACGGACGCAACCAGAAAATAGTCTCCTTAATGAATATAGTCGTGTAACAGGTTATAGAAGATTTCTCCATCTTCCATCATATCTTCAAGCTCTGCTTCAGTAGCAGGTTGACCATTGTAATCAGCTGATTCAATGTAAGCATCACAAAACTTAGGATAATCACTCATATCGATTCCACCAAATACTACATTTTCAATTTTAGATAGTTCCATAATTAATCTCCTCTATTAAGAACCTAATACGACTTCAAATGAGCCATCTTCTGTGCGATCAAAACCTTCGATGAACACATGATTATGATCACCTGCTTGAGTCAAAAGAGACTCTACAGCACGCTCAATATCAGATTGCTCAGCAACTGCGATGAAAGATGATACTTGAGAGTACTCATAATCAGGATAGTTACCACCTGAAATATAAGTATAAGTCAAACGAGAACCTGCTTTCATCTCTGCAGGAATTGTTACATCTTCGCACCAGATTGATTTGATCATTTGATATCTCCTTTTTCCTTCTATACATATAATATAGTACCAATTGACCCAAAAGTCAACTGTTTTTTGAAAAAAGGTTTCGTTAGAAAACAAAGAGTTAGCAGAAAGTTGCTATTTTTTATGGAGAGAATGCCATTTTTCAACATCCTCTGGGGTGTTGATCTCGATTCCATTGAAATCTACTCTATCACAACCTATTCGCCAGCCACTTTTTAACCAACGCAGTTGTTCTAGTTGCTCAACAGTTTCTTCTTGAGTAATCCTTAGAGTGGGATAAGTTTCTAGTGCAGTTCGACTGAATCCATAAACACCCAAGTGCCATTCACCATAGCCTGTAAGTCCTCTTCCAAACCATAGTGCTTGATTTAGATATGCTTGGACCATTTTGACTGAGTTTGGGTCTTCTTGCAACTCTCGAGGCATATCTGTATATACTGTGCTGACAGAATAGTTGTAAGACAACCGTTCTGCGCAACCTTCGATCATTTCGACAGTTACATCTGGCATGTCACCCTGCACATTAATAAACTTACCATATTCTGCAAAGAAGTCGTTTGAGATAGCACCAGCGCATCGTTCAGTGCCGTTAGCATAATCTGTTTGGTCAATCCAACATTTGTCGGGACCGAACAAATTAAAGATACGCATATCATCTGTTAATACGTATGTGTCAATACCGGTTGATTTACAGGTTTCAACAACACGTTGAATCATTGGTTTACCGTCTAGTTTAACTAAAGGTTTACCAGGAAAGCGAGTAGAATTATATCTCGCTGGAATTAGAATTGCTACTTTTTTCATGTTCTTTCAACAGATGCATTGCTATATTTTTTATAGAAGTGATAATGACTATTTTGCCATTATCATCAAACAGTACGTATTTACTTCTTGGTCTCTCTTCCAGCTTCATTTTTTAACTTAAGTAACTCATTAAGACAATCATCACAAAAATCACCCCCATACTCAGCACAATCCCTACAGACCTCTAGTTCTTTTGTATTTGGTCCAGGCTTTGTCAAACCCTTCTTCGTGTACGATTGTTTCATGATTCCCCCACATACGTTTAAAGTAGCCATCATAACTCTGTCTCATTGTATGCTCATCTGTAAGATGACCTTTTACAATCCAGAACATTCTGGCTACTTCTTTTATATCTATATCTTTCATGCTACTATTTATTAAGAAGCATAACCTACTGTTTCGCGTTTAATATCGTTGTGATTAAACTCAGCCCAATATAGCTCGAACGCAACCCCATCTTCTAAACATTCAAACTGATGATATACTCCAGGTTTAACTTTAGTATACTGACCTGGTTCTAAGATAGTCTCATCTACAAGATCATAATCTTTTTGCCAAACTCGAATGAGCATTCGACCAGATTCAACATAAAAGCCATTCCATTTAAACTCATGAAGGTGTTTTGAACAAACACCTCCTTTATTCATTTCAATTCGATGAAATTCTAGAGCTCCGTTTGCTTCAACTAACTCTGTATTTCCCCATACTTTACCTGCTATCATTTCTAAACCTATCTATACCATCTATTACTGATTGAAAATTTTCTAACTTAACCATATTAGGTCCATCACTAGGTGCATTATCCGGATCAGGATGTACTTCTAGGAAGAAGTTAGTAATGCCCAAAGCTGCGGTAGCACGAGTAAGACCTGGAACGTAATCACGATTACCACCAGACGAGTTGCCGAGTCCGCCAGGCTGCTGACACGAGTGGGTCGCATCAAATACGATCGGTACGCTATAGTTATCAAGCATGTACTGAAGGCCATTAAAATCGACCACCAAATTATTATATCCAAAACTAGTACCTCTCTCAGTAACCCATACTTCCTTTGCACCTTCTGTCTTAGATAGAATACCTTCTATATCCCATGGTGCAAGAAACTGACCTTTTTTGATGTTTACAATACAATCAGTCTCACACGCTTTGCGAATAAGATCGGTCTGACGACAAAGGAAAGCTGGTATCTGAATAACATCTACAATATGAGTTAACCAATGTATTTGATCTACTTCATGTACATCAGTAAGAATTTTAAGATCAGGAATCTTAACTTTCATAGCAAAAAAGTCACGAACAGCATTATGCAAGCCAACACCGCGCTTTCCATTTACAGATGTACGGTTTGCTTTATCAAATGAAGCTTTAAAAATATATTCAAAACCGTACTGATCACAAACCCATTTACACTCCTTCGCAATCTCTAAAGACTGTTCAAGTGATTCATGCTGACACGGCCCTGCAATAATTCTCATAGCGTATTCTTTTCCCAATAAAAGTTCATAACAAGCTGCCTTGCTTGAGTACTTTCTTGAATCATAGCTTGTACTTGATGCACTGTCATATCATGCGTTAAAGCATAATGATTGATAGCAGCATTAAGTGAATCTACATCCATCTTATCTTCTCTAAGCTCTTTCATTTCTTCTTTATACCTCCGAAGCATATACTCGTGATAACGTTCTTGTGTCATCCTTGAGTCAGCACACTAAATGATTTAACTGAATCAACTCGGAATGAACGCCATCCATTCTTTTCTGTATCCCACACAGGAATTACTTCTTCGTTTAACGAGCGAATTTTCTTTTGTGACAACGGATCTTCTTTAGTCGCTTCAGGAATAACACCTTCTTGTAAAGTACATCTCATTGAACGCTCGGTTCCATCTTTTTTAGTAAAGACAACAACACAAATATTATTTTTTAATTTACCAATCAATTCATCACGCATAACGTTTCACCTCAACATCTTTCCACACTTCATCTAAATTCATAGTACCAACTAATGCATTACGATCATACTCATCTACAGCATAGATCATAGTAGCTCGTAAACGTAAAGAACCATTACGAAGTAGCTCTTTACAATAGGCTTTAGCCCATACTAAATTATCAAAAGTCTGATATAACTTTCGACCTTCACCAGGTTTAAAACCTACTACAGTATAATACTTCGCATTAGAACGAATACGCTCTTCATCTTTATCTACAGGTTTTAACTCTCCTCGTTTAGCCATCGTAACAGAATCCTTCTTCAACCATTTTAATATGCTTACACTTACGAAATGCAGGACAAGAGCAGGTAAAGCCTTTATCCTTCATTTTAATATTATAGTAACTTTTCTTATTAGAGGCAAGAACATTCCACACTGTACCAACAGCCCAGTGGTTTTTTGTTTTGATAATTTCAGAAGACCATATTTTAGACATATCTCTCTCACATTAACCATAACATATTGTATATTAAAATAAGTAATAATGCAACTATAAAACGTTGCTTGTTCTTAAATCTTTGACTGCACCGGATACAATTGACGGATACTCGCCAAGAAATGTACCAGCGTTAAGATCGTCGAGAGTGAGATATTTTTTATGTCGGTGAGTTAACTCTTCCCAATGCTCTTTTAATAATTTAGCTAACCAATCGAAACAGTCATCTGTAATTAAAGGATCATCTTCTATGTAGTAGGCATACGCAGCTATTAGATAGAGGGGAACAGCCAAGTTAATGTTGGTATTAACTTGTTTGTGGAAATAATTGTTAAGCAAATTATCCCTAGTTGTTATTGAGGGTATAGTATTTAGATCTTCAAAATTTTCCGGCTCTGTAATCTTCATAGATCTTATACCCTATCATACCAAAAAGAAGTGTTATGATCTCTGCAAATAATAAGCCAAATGCTATTTGATTTGCAAACCAAACACATGCAACATAATCATACCATCGCATCAATACAACTTCTTAACAAAATAATCGAATTTTTCTTCAGTCTTAAGTTCTACTTTATGTCCGTCCTCGTCAATACCTTTTAAGAGGTTTTGATCTAATTTTTTAATTTCAGACAAGCGAAATGTTCTACTCTCTCCTGTCTTGAGAGAGATAGTTACTTCGAAGAGATCACAGAAGACTCTTTTAAAAAATCCTACCTTTTTCATGGATTACCACTTTCCTCCGTCTTAATATTTTGAAACGGTAATTGTACTTGGACATTGTGAATTCCAACTTACTATTTTGCGGACAGGAGAATAGTAATAGTTTCTACTAACTTCATAATCTGCATAATAGTAACAAACTTTTACTAAAGTATTACTACCATTAATCCATAGATGAGTAGCAGTTACTAATGTTAACGCAAGTGTTACCATTTACCTTGGCTTGCACCAATAAAGTAGAATATAACAAATAGTATTGCTCCTCCTACTAAGGTAGCACCTATTCCTACTAACCATTCTAATATTGCCTGCTTGCGCTCTTCTGCTGCGTAAACTGCTTCCTTTTGTTGTTTACGCATTTGTGCTTCCATATGCACAATTTCATCCCAAGCACTCGGACCATAATTAAAACTAATAAATGTACGAAGTTCTTCGCGCATTTCTTTTGCTTTTTGTTTGTGTCCCCAGATTTCTAATGCATTTTGTTGTATTTGTGTTGAGCCAAATACTTTTTTAAACATTGGAGGGTTTTCTGCTTGTTTGTGAGCAAAGTCAAGATCAGAAATAGCCTTGGACCATTGTCCAAGTTGAGAGCCCATATCTTGGATTTCTCTACCTACTGCAATTGCTTGTTTAATGCCCTTATATGCAGCAGTAGCCATTCCTATCGCGCTTACTGGATCTATCATTTGACATCTTTCGGTTAAAGTTTAATTAACCATAATAAAAAAATGTCAATCAGTATAGCTATTTATCACACTGGCGTTTTTAACGTTAGTAGAGTTTCCCAAGTATCATAAAAATCAGTTACAGCAAATACTTGTCCGCCTCGCTCTATAACTCCTTCAGCAATGGTGTAATCGTTACCACATTCTTCTATCTTATCCCCAAAGAAGCAAACATCCGAACAATCTTCGAAGTGCATTTTTAATACTTGACTCTTATCCCAGCCTTTTGGATAGATATCAATACCTGTTTCACCACCTATAGAGGCATGTAAATCAGTAAACATAAAGTTAATATCATTAGCAATATTAGTCCGTTCATGGTACATCTCATCATAAGCAATGTATTTCTGTCTATGAAACCAATCAGCATTTCTTCCAACAACAGAAAAGTTCAAACAACCAGGGCGGTGTTCGATATGATTACCAGCCCAGTCTTTAGGATCAAAAAATGTCATCCGCATACGTTTGATTAAAAAATCGATTAACTTTGAAGGTGCTTCCCAGTGCTTGGCATGTACGAGTTCATCTTTTTCCCACACACTATTACCAGAGCAATTATAAACACGTACAGCTCGGTTATAAATTTCTTCACCGAGCTGCTCTATTGTCTTTTTTCTATCTGACCCAGTAACAAAATAGACTTCATTATCTTCACAGAAGTCCATAAAATACTTTTCGAAGCCCGGGTCTATGCGTTGTCTGCTAGGGGTAAGAGTACCATCAACGTCAAATATATATCGCATAAATTGCACCTAATCCATAAATTATAGTTAGTGTCGCATTAACTGTTATTAGCGGTTTGTCCTTCATCAAAACTCCGGCAGTGCTCCACAATATCCCGCCAAGCGTGTTTAACAATATGTTCAGTGGATAGATGTTCAGCGCTGTCGTTAGTGCTCCCACTATTAGCATTGCTGTTGCTACCCATTTCAATATAGTCAGGTTCATAAATCTCCTGGATCATTTTTTCCTCTATGTTATTGGGATTGGACAGTATTTCCAATTTATTTTATTAGGTTCAGTAATAATATCAAAACCTATTGTGTATCGATAACCTTCATATGGCTGTAGTACTTCAATTTTGTGATAAGCTGTACCCGGTCCTATATAGATATTTCCTATTTCATTATGTACTGTCCATTCTTCAAACATAGTATTTGATTGTTTAGGGTCTATAGATATATATCCATGATATTCAGATTCGTGGTGGTGCCAGTCTAATGTTTTGGTATAGCTGTCTGCATTTAACCAGGAACACAGCCAAAGAGGTTGATCGGTCCCTAAAAAATCTCTAATTGCAAATGATAGATCACGATAAACATTGTAAAAATTTAAACTAGTTGCAGACAGCATAAAAAAATTATATCGCACATTAGTACTATTACCTAGCACATCAGTGTAATGTGATTGTGTAGGAAAATCTTTAACATTGTTGACATTAAAGCTTTCATTAAAAATCTTGTGAGCTTGTTTACAATCACTAACCAATCCCTCTGGGTCTGATAATATCGCTTCAGATTTATATATTTTATACTGACTCATTATTTTTCCGTCTATATTATTCTCTAAAAATTATTATTTGAGTACCAACCACATTCTTCTAAATTGAGTTGAATCATTAGGGTCGTATATATAACTAGAAGCATTTGCATAATTCCAGTCATATACCTTACGAACTCTTCGATTATTATAAAGCCAACTCCAACTAGTATTTAACTCACTATTATCAAATCTTAAAAACTTACAGCCAAGATTAGTTAAATGTTGCTCAACAGATTCTTGAGTGAATAATGGCTCTTTACCATCAATACTATCATATTGATATGTGTTATTGTTAATATGAGTACTGTCTTGAGAGCCTTCTACCAGAGACACAATAGTTTCTAATACCATTGTGTTTGTATGTTTTAACGCGCACTCTAAATCACTTTTCCAGTTAGCTACATGATATAGCACTCCTAGGTGTAAAACTAAATTAAAAGTTTCACCTAAATCATATCTATCATTTTGATTAATTACTTTTGTTCTCGGCGTAAAATTCAAACCAGTTAGTGAATTATTAATTGTATTAAGATGTTCTTCACGCGCGTCAGCAAACAGCACATCAGCTCCAATTTTTAAAAGCTCTGTACCAATATCTCCATAGCAGGCTCCAAGTTCTAACACCTTCTTATGATGGAACCAATCATATCCAAAAATATTAATAATTTTTTTGACGCGTATATCAACCCATTCTTGATACATAAGGTGTTTCATTTAACACGTACACCTAAATCTTTTAAATCTTGTTCAAGAGCCCAATCATGGTCTAGATTAATAACATATCCCTGAGAAATCTGCTCAGATAGTTTGAGCAGATTATTTTGCTTATCGCCAAGATGATTTCTAAGTACTTTCAAAATTTCAGCCTGGCTTACCTGTTTTTTCAGTCCTGTGATTTGCATCGTACTTCCTACGCGTAATAAACTTTGGTGACTTCTTCGGACAAATCCGTATCTTATCTAGCTCTTGATTAAAATATTTTTGCATTTCTTCTAAAGAATACCAAGCAATCCAGCCAGTATCAGGGTTAACATGAAAAACTCTATCTGATATAATCTTATACAACCAATCCTTATAGACATAAAAACAACCGTACTCATCCATATTGTTTTTTACGTCACAGGAATAAAAATTCTTCCAGTTAGGATTGTGAAACTCGATATCGATACCAGCTAATTGCTTCTTTTTATCGTCGGGATAATGTTTAGTATCCCATCCCCAAGACTCAAAAACTTTAAGAAGAAACTCTTCTCCTAAACGTCCTTTAGTACCTGTAATACCAAAAGCCTCATCAAGAGTGTCTGTCCACTCTGCAGTTAATCTGTCACTCACTAATTCTCTCCATAATAACTTTATCTAAACCTTCTGGTCCAAACGTAAAGTTGTCATAGTAACAAGCTACAAGACCTTTACGTGCTAGATGGTTTGCGATACACATCACTGTCACTGCTCTCACAGCTTCATAGGCTTGATCTTCATCTTCTAGATAAACACCTTCTGCTATAGCTAGAATAGAGGCTAATATAATTAGGTTATTATACTCGTCTCCCTTCTTATCGTCACTTATTTCTTCATCAGTTAAAATTTGAGCCATTTCACCGAGAACATCTGACTCATGACGGGTAAGCTTAACAAAATATTCTGATGGCATGAAGTACTGGTGCTGCTTGAGTTTACGAGCAGCTTTCTTTACTACTGGTTTAGCAACATTAGTATCAAGAATTTTATCTATATTTGATATCATCTACTCATTTAGCTCTTCTACAGTGACGCGATATTTCTTACCATTAATGTCAGTAACGTTAATAGTCTTTTTAGTAGACTGCATATAACCATCAATAGGATGTAAATCCCATTTAATCTTACCAACATCTTTAATATAGTAATTATTATTTACCACATCACCGCTAAGATGAGCGTTAATACGATCAGCGATATAATCACAGTATGCTAAAGAAAGGTTATCTCTCATTGCATATACTCCATGAGACCAGAACGACAGTAAATAGAGCCACTAGACCAGCCAGAGTGCTGACGGTAAATCTCATCAGCTTGTTCTTTAGTCAATCCAACCCATTTAAGAGTTTTACCTTTTACATAAGAAGTCTCAACATACCACATTACGCTACCTGCCCTTCTGCTTTACCGTCTTCATATGCAGCTGCTTGCATATCAACATATTTTTCCAACTCAGCTGCTTCACGAGCTTTTTGCTTTAGAAGCTGAGAGATAGAACGGTAAGCTTCAAAAGTAGAAACTTCATCACGCTTGCTTAGAAGTTGAAGAGCTTCACTAAGCGTTTCAATATCATTATATAGATCAGTCATTCCATTATCTCCTCTATCGATACATATAATATAGTATCGTTAGACATAAATTGCAACTGTTTTTTCACAAAAAAAGCTTAAAAGTTCAAATCTTTTCGGATGTTTTCGATTTGCTCTTTAAGCTTAAGCTTTTTCTTTTTCATATCTCGAATGAGCAAATTGTCTAATTTCATTTGCTCCATCTTTTTAATCCGTGAATCCATTTCAAGATGGGTTAATTCAAGATGTTTTAGGCGCTCTGCCCATTTTTCTGAGTTCATCGTCATCGAAAAATCCCGCTTCAATATAGTATTCATGAGCTGATAGTCTCCCCTCACAGCATGCATTTCTAAATTCTAAAGGCGTATACCCATACTTAGCATACGCCCACTCATATATCTTTTCTATCACACAACCTCCTTATAAAGCTTATAGATGTTTTGACGATCCTGAAAACCAAGACCTTGGGTCCACAAGAAGTAGTCGAAATCTTGGTTGCTATTATCAATTTTAGTTTTATCTGCTTCTGCAAGATGCTTAACTGCTTTAACCCAATTACAGCTACAGATGCGCATAACTTTACGAACATTATCACGGAACTCGTCAAGGTTTTTAGCCTCAGCTTTACGAGCAGCCTTCTCGTTATCTTCAAGCTCATCGCAAAGAGCATTCCAAAGCTCTTGCTTTTGACGAGGAGTGCGTTCATTCCACTCATCCATCAGAGCTCCGCGAGGACGGAAGCCATTAACATCTTTGAAAAGGTCGCTGAATAGATCATCACTGTAAGTAAACATCATATATCTCCTCTATCGATATATATAATATAAGCTCTAATGCTACAAAAGGCAACTGTTTTTAGGAAAAAAGGTTTATTAGAAAACAATAAGATATGTATTTTTTATACTATGATAACAACAATAAAATATTAGTTCTTGAAGAATCAGTGCAAAAAACTCGTTTTCTAGAGCTTCTTGAGTCTAATACTGTGCTTGAAAAGTTGCTTCTACGTGCTGACATGTACAAGAAACAGTATAAATGTGAGTTAGAAAACAATGTCGAAGCTAAACCTAACCACTGGGTCACAAAACGAATTGAACGTAAAGGTCCTATCCGAAGATCAGAAGAAACAAGACGTAAAATGTCTGAAGCTAGAAAAGGTGAAGGTAATAGTCAATGGGGTAAACCTAGACCTGAATCTGTAAAAAATACTATCTCTACTAAATTAAAAGAGCATTACAAGTATCATAAACATCACCGTGAAGGTTTTAAAGATACAGAAGAAACAAAACACCTAAAATCGGTTAATAACAATAATAAAGGTGGATGGTTTTGGATATGTAATGCTTTTACTAAAGAAGAAAAGAGATGTTATGGAGAAATTCCTCCAGGGTGGCGCAGAGGACGTCTCCATAACTATATTGAATATGTTAGGAACCGTAATAAGACCTAAACTGCTTTCTCACATCAATAAAGTCCCAAATATAATTATCTCTATCTTCTACAAATACCTGAGGTTCTTCATTATCTACAGTAATCACAGTTACAATCTGTCTAATAGGAATCTTAGTACGTTCTTCAAACATTACACAGTAAGCAGATTCCTGCATCATATAGCCTTTAATCCACTCTTTCTTTTTAGTTTTGCGAGATGTTTTAAAGTCAATGACTGATAATACGCCATTCCATTCAGCAATACAATCTACTCTTCCTCCTACCTCTAGATAATCAGAGTATAGAGGGCATTCTTGCATGATTACATTATTAAGATTTTGATCTAGAAGAGGTTTGATAGAGTTAAAAGCTTGTATATTTACAGGCATATGTTTATCTAGATAATCTACATCGTTGTTAATATAGTCTTCACAAAGTTTATGGACTGCTGTACCTCTAGTAGCAGCTTGTGTAGATATTTTGTTTGCGGTTTCTTCGCCAACTCTCTTACGCCATTTTTGAATATCTTTAGCTGAATGAAAAGAGGAAACAGTAGTAACCGAAGGGTATTTTTTACCCTCCGGTGTAACATAAAATCTTTTACCGTTTTTAGTTTCTGTTTCTAGTTCTAATAACTCAGGCGGTTTTACGTGATTGAATATCATTAATTTTATCTTTAGCCATTATGTAATCTTTTACCAATCCAGATCGTACAATATCATCGTAATCAAATTCTACTGAGTTAAACCCATTCATACGATTAAGAATGTTCATAAACTCTTTAATTCCAGATTGATCGTAAGGTTTAGTCAAGTCAGTCTGTCTAAAATCACCGCAGAATATGATTCGAGTATTTTCTCCGACTCTTGTAATAATACTATCTAGCTCATGGAACGTCATATTCTGACATTCATCAACGAGTATAGTAGTATTATCTAAAGTAAGTCCTCTAATATATGATGTAGTGGTAAACTTAACTACACCTCGCTGCTTAAGGACATCGTAACCATCACCTCTATTAGTTAATTCTTTACAAATAGCTTGATAAGGTTGCTCGTATACAGCAGTCTTTTCTGTCTCTTTGCCTGGTAGAAACCCCATGTCTCTAGTAGGTACAACTGATCTAATAATAGTGACTGATCTCTTTAAGTCATCACCGTTAAACACATCATCTAATGCGAGATAGAGGGAGATAAACGTTTTACCGGTACCTGCTACACCGTGAAGTAATAAGTTGTCTCCATCATCAAATGCATCAAACGCTTTGGCTTGATTTTCGGTGCGAGGATCAATAGTCGTTATATCTATCAATTGCTTCTTCTGTTGGTACTTTTGTTTTTTTAGTTTTTTTCTCTGTGCTCTTGTTACTGCTTTTTCTACATCTCTATCAAATTCGTCTTCGATAAGTTCAATAGCAATATTGTGCATAGTAGTACCTCTTTAAGGGTTAAGTTTTACCAGTTTGCTTCCTCCACTTCTCAACAGCCTGTCTCGTCTTCACTGTCTTACTATCTTTTGTTCCATGCTGAGAAGCTAAAGCACTACCAGGATGTGCCTCAGCTATTCGAGATAAGTTTTCTGCCCAACCGTCATCATTCTTGATGCCACTAGTATAACGGCTTCCAACCAAGGAAGGTGCTTTAGTTATAATAGTTTTTATGTGAGGGTGCTCGTCGAGGAAAGTACAGCGATCATCCCAGGAGCATACTTCTTCCCAGGTATCACCAGTTTGAGTGTCTTGAAAGGTATAAGTCGGCATCAAAACTCCATATCAGACATTTTTATTTAGGTAAGGTACAAGTTCGTCAATGAACATTCCACGTATATTTGCAGAATTCATTTTATGAACTTTTAGATTTTTGATCCGAGGTAAAATCATTCTAAATTGAGCTACGTTATTTTTAGTAGCAAACCAGTCCAGATACTTTACTCTACGTACATTGTCTGCTACACTAGTTCGTGTCTCTGGTCCATAAGCATTAGAACCGTCATACACATTACTAATAGAAATACTATCATTAATAATGAAGTCAAAACCTAAACAAATAAGCTCTCGTTTACCTCGTTTAAGTGCTTCTATCATAGCATTCATCCCAGCATTTGAACGCAGTCTAGTAAACGGATTGAACTCTGGATGCTCAAACTGTTCTTCCATAATAGGATGAATAAATTTTTCTTTAGGGAAATCGCTTTCTTGAATCTCTTCTGTAATAGCCTGATCAATAGCTACTAGCCAGTTAGGTTCAAAATCACGATAGAGAGCGTTACATCCATAGATCTCACCGTATGGACGCAGCTGTTCTAAATCGAAGCCGTTTCTAGAAGCACCATTACCTATAATAAATGCTCTATTCGAAGTCCTCGATGTCGTCGTAGTCACCATCTTGTATTGCTCGCTTTATGTTTTGCTTAAAGCGTCTCTTTCGCTCAGAAAGAACTTGCTTCTTGCTAACACTTTCAATTGTGTTATCACCGTAATCGTCGTTCCAATTTTTACGACGATATGTTTTACCAGTTTTGTGTTTGGTCTGGGATTGCTTCTTGGACCAATTTCTTTGTGATACCATTGTAGGGGAACTTCCCGTCCTTAATCGAGATTAAAAGCTTAGCATCGTGCTTGTCTACTGATTCAAGTAGTTCAATAAACATAGTTTCACGACGTAAAGGTTTCATTGCGAGACCTTCACGAGTATTTATAAAGTACTGTAATTTACGTGCTTCATTCTTAAGTACATTTTGACTGTCAATATGATCAGTAGGATTGTATGGAGGTAAACCTGGAGGTAACAACCATTTAATCTTAGAGTTAAATGTTAAATCTAGAATAATAGCCATTGCTTTAGATTCTTTTAAATATTGTTGTAGTTTAGCAATCATTTCTTTTTTAGTTTTTTGCTTTTCTACATCTTTAAATTGTTCGTGTATGCTTAAATTCATTAGAACTCACTCAAGTTTTCCATAAGGTTTTTCAATTTATTATTTACAAAATAGTTAAACAGACCACTACGATCTTTCATTTCATAATTAGTATAAGCGTTAACAATCTCATCTTGCAACTCTTTAGGTGTTTCAGATAGATCTACAAGCTGTTTGTTACGAGCAAAGTTACGTTTAATCTCTTCACTAACATCACCAGCGGTAAACACATTCGTATTAGCAATCTGCTCGATTAACTTCTTACGCATAGGTTTCTGACGACCACCAGTAACAAATACTGAGTCAGGTGAAGCCACGTTAGGAATGCCATCGCCCCTATCACCTTTAATAATATGCTCTTTTAGATAAAGCTCAGCATCAGCCGTACGAATAAACTTCTTATGTACAGGACTGTACTGCTTTACATTATTATATACTTGAAGTTGCATAAAGTCTTTATCACTAGATAAGATTAGAATCTCTTTCTCATACTGATTATACTTATGCACTAGAGTACCAATGATATCATCAGCCTCGGCACCTTCTACCATAAGAGTTTTATAAGGAAAGTTATCAATAAGCTCTTGACGTACAGTAGATAGAGTATTAAACATAGTATTCCAGTCTACACCAGAAGCTTCTCTATCTTTCTTACGACTAGCTTTATAGTAAGGGAAGACATCACGTCTCCAATACTTTTTACTATCACAACAAATAACCATCTCACCATACTTATCCGCAAATTTATTACGGTTAAGACGGATAGTATTTAAGATCATATGTCGAAGTAAACCCTCATCAAGAGGAATGTTGGTATGATTACCAACTTGCGTCATAAAGTTACTTATGACGACTTGGTTGAAGTCTACAAGTAGCACTATTTTTCTCCAGTTTCAATTTATTCATAATATATTGTATTCTATAATTCTACAGAGTGCAACTGTTTATTCGTCTTCTTCTACATTAAATTCACTATCAGCAATTAAATCTTCTGATTTATCACTAAGCTTTTGTAGAGGGTGGGACACACCAATATTGCGTAGTAAACAAGCTCTTAATGTTTCCATTGTAAAGATATAATCATACATAAACTTATCATTATCTACATCAAAACCATGCATAGCAAGTTTATTAATTAATTGTAGACCATAATGATCAGTAAGACGGTCTACAAAGACCATCTTATTCTCTTTTATACGTTTAGAATCTTCAGCTGGATCATGAGTATTAGCAGGTTTAGTCTGCTTTGTATTACCTTTAGGAAACTGAAGTACATTATTAGCCATGTAGTTATTTATAGTATTCTCGATCCATTTCACGAGTCCATTCACATCCTAAGTCAGAATAATATACTCCAATAGATCTTTTCACCATACCTTCATATTTACCTGTATGATGATAAGCAAGAGCAACACATTTAATTTTCATTTTATTCTGCTGATGCTCGCCATAGAATAAATCCACCCACTCTCCATTACGCAAGTAGTTTTCCATATTCTTTACATAACTATCACATTGATAGAACTTAGCTAATGCACCTTTAGTGTTAGCTCTTACTTGTTTTTGATATGATGATCGTAGATCTTTTTGAGTTTTGATCCATTCACGTACGTTTTTTAGACTTAATGGATCATCATCAGGAAGCGCTCTGACATTAGGATGTATAGCACTATTTTTAGGAGGGTTAATTTTTAGCTTCTTTTCACGAGCTGCAGCGAGACGCTCCGCAGCAGCTGCACGCTGCTCCGGAGTCATTGGTTTACGCTTTTTTCGAATCTTCTTTACTTGCGAGGACGCCACGTATTAATCCTTCCCATTCACCTACACGATTTTGCCAAGAATAGAAATTATCAGTCCATATTTTTTGGAACTGTAATCTTGCTCTTGTCTTCTCTTCATCATTCTTATATAATTCAATCACTTTACCGAGAACATTAGCAAAGATATTAGCATGTTGTTGAATATCTTCATGGTACTGATAACTAAATGCAAAGTTACCTGTTGTCTCAGGCAGTGCTGCATAATTAGGACATACAACAGCGCAGGCTGCACTCATTGCTTCAATTGCTGCAATACAAGATGTCTCTTGCCAAATACTAGGATAAGCAAAAATATCAGCTCGTTTTAACGCCTCACGTACTTTTTCATTAGATTGATATCCATGGTAAGTCATATTAGGATGTTCTCTAATACGATCGAATAATGCTTCATATGGCTCATCACGTTGAGGCCAACCGTAAGCTTTAAAGCTTGAATAAACGTCTAGATGAATCTCAGGAAAGTACTTAACTAGATGTTCAACCACAGGTACAAGAATCTCTAACCCACGATGAGGAGTTGTATGATAGATCAGTCGAATCTTACTATCGTTAGGTTTTTCATGTGCTCCAATAGGCTCAATCGCGTTACGTAGAACTAGTGCTTCACTATGAGGAATGCCCATAGCTAGATTATATTGATTCCATTGCCAGTTAGAAACAAATACTAACTTATCAAACCGTTTACGACTTTCTTCATCTTTAAGATGAACTGCTTCAGGATCGTTAAACAAGTCATGAAGCCACAAAATACTAGGACGATCTTCATCCACCTCACGCACACGAGAGCAGATAATTTGCACTTTATCTCTAATAGAAGGATCAAGTCTATCATATAGACCATACTTCATTAATTCAGTACCGCCCATAGCATTCTTTGAAAGCTCGTCTACAGTTACGCCTGAGCTGTCTGAACCTAAACTAAAACCAACATTATCAGCTTCAGGTTCATTCTTTAATAGTGTTAGTTTTGTAGTCATAATACCTCTTCAAAACATTGCATTGCTAATTGTTTCTCAACTCTGAAAGCTTCTTTCTCCCACGGAGAATCTTCATATGAAGTATTTCCAGAGTAAATTACTTTCTTCCAACGTATACGTCCATCGTCTAATTGCTTCATTTCACCACGAGCATATTGCTTAAGATGAGTAAGCTCGTGGCAAAGAGTAGAAACAAAATCATATAAACGAAGGTTCTTATCAATTTCGATCTCGAATTCACGGTTATTCTCACCCATCATACAGTACCCGTAAGCACCTTTTTTATAACAGGTAGTTAGATTTACAGTAATATCTAGCGTTTTCATGCGAGGCATTACAGTATCAAGATACCATGCGATTACTCGCTGAGCTAGCTCTTTACGGTCTTTCTTACCACCAATCACTTCTACACAGTTCATATGCATATCTCCTCAGATAACACATATATTATATGAACTCTAGCAACTAAGTGCAACTATTATTTTTCTCAAGAAAATCAACGAGTTAGTGCCAATATTCATTATCTTTAGATAAGAATAAGTCTTGTTTCCGTGATTTCCCCTCGTTTTTACGGGGTCCTTTCATGTGATCCATGTATTCTCCTAACACGCTATTAATGAATACATGGTCATAATCTTTACCCCACGGTGAGAGATTGATGTTTTCTATGATACCGTCTTTTTCATATGTTTTTCTAATCTTATCAAAAACGAACGAATCATGCCATTGCTCTAGATTAAACACTTCATCATTTTCGTATAGATGTCTCCATACATTCATAAACGGTATATTAGCTGGATGATTAAGATTATAGATAACAAAACCGCATTCACTATAATTATTCTCTCTACCGAGATAAGTCAAATACTTGTCTGGATCAACTAGAGAACTGAGAAATTTGTGTGTTATATCTGTATGAGTAAATGTGTCAGCGTCAATCCAGATAAGATAATCAGCGTCAGAGGTTACAGCAGCATGTAAAATACTAAA